GGATGTTGCGACTCAGCTAAAAATTACACTTGAATAACATAATTGTTAACAATATATTTCATACTTTATGCAGCCCATCAAAACAGCTAACGCGATGAATCCAGCCCCAGCAAAGGGGATTCAATCACTTCCAACTCCAGTAATAGATGATGTAATTATTACTGAAGTCGTAAATTCGTGGAAGGGCGACTACCAGAAGCTGGAGTATGGTACGATGTGGGATAGTGTGCCGCACGGATCACAGCAGGGCAGCTTCCCAGAGCATAAGCTGGTCTTCCAGCAGGTGTCTAGCGAGGATGGTCAGTGGGTCAAACGCATCTGGGTCAATGATCGAGTAAACCAAGACAGCTATAACTACGCAATCAAGTACAGCGCAGGATCGCTGGCTCATCCAATTTACACAAGGACATACATTGTTCCGAGGGATGGATACACTCCATTGCCTGAAGGAACTCCAGATACAATACTTCCAACAGCAGTATTAGTTGACGAAGAAGCTGAAAGAACAGGTAACGAACTTGATTCAAGGTATATTACCGTAACAAGGGTTTATGAAACACTGCCTGGCCCAGAAGTTCCAACAAGGAGATACAACCAGCGAGGCGACCTTGAGACTGTAATTGTTCAGACTGTAGGCTCAAATGTGCAGCCAGACCCAGATGGGCTGTTAGTTACTGTATCGCAAGTTGAGCAGGTTGAAGTTGGAAAAGGTGTAAAAACTACAGCTACTGTTGAAGACTATGCGGTGCTTCAAATTAAAGAGAAAAAAGAAGGATTGCTTGGAGAAACGGTAACAACTGATGACATTGTTACTCCATCAACAAATCCAGATGCGTTGTCACAGACAATTGTATCTTCTGTTGTAGAGCAAGTTTCCGCAACAAAAGCCAGAAAGAGAACCACAACTGCATCAGGCCCAACAAATCTAACAACAACGTCTCTTGTTGATAGTGCCGTTGGAAAGGTTGCTGCAAGTGTAGAAAAAAGTATTGTCCCAATTGGTCAGTCTCCATCTGGAGGCAAGGACGTGTTGCAAGACGAAATTAGCGCAATAGACTCTGTTAAGGCGCAAAGGGAAAGAGTAATCGTTCCTATATATCCAGAACTAACAACGTATGAATTAGATGAAACCCTTGGAGTTGTTGTTATAACTGATAGAGAAGTAATTGATCACAATACTCCATACTCCGCACCTCCTCTGGTTCTTACATCACAAGATAGACCGATTGACCAATGGAAAACATTGAGAATAACGAGCAGGATGGCAAATCTTCCAGTTGAAAGAATTGAGTATAAAACGCAGCAGTTTGTTTTTCCTTCTTTGCTCAATTTAATAAATGTTGTTCAGGCGAATATTGGGTTTGGGAGAATACCAATAAACGATGAAGACAGTGAATATGCTACAGGAATAAATAAATTTGTATCAGTAACTCCTTCAATCAGACCAGCGTTAAGCTTGCCGACACTGATTAAAGTTGTTACAAATTTTTATACATCCCCTCCAGCAGCAGAGGTTCCATTTAAAATTATATCTCAAAACTTAGCATATAATGGAGCATTGTTTTCATTTAATTTTGGAGATGCATTGACTAACGGCTTTACCATTGGGCCGATTACAGCAGCCACTACCGACCCAAGAAATTCCGGCCTTGTTGAAACCGTTTCTTTTCCAGCATCAACCCCAACAAAGGATGTATATCTTAGTTTGATTGGAACTGAGATCGTTATATTTTCTGATGTTGAATATTATCGTTCAAATATTTGGATCAAAAGAACCGGATATGTTACATTAATATGATTGACGATTACTCCTACTCACCTAGAGAACTCCCGCAAAAAAACTCAGAATCATTTGGTCTTGGTGGAAGGCCAAATGAAGGATCTCGAGGATTGGGCGGAACATTAATAGACTCTGGAAGCGTAGGAAGTGGTAGAGTTAGCGGCGGCGGAATACTGGAATTAGAAGGGCCGCCTGGACAAGATGGATTAAACGGTCAAACCGGAGCGACAGGTCCAGCTGGTACAGGTGTAGCTGGTGCAAGCGGAGCGACAGGCGCAACAGGCGCAACTGGTGTGATTGGAATTGAGCCTACAATAAATGGTATTGTTGTAAGTAATGGCGATACAAATGAATTTGAAATTTTAGGGAATGTATCAAGTTCAATTTTAAGCACAAATAGCTCTAATGAATTATATTGGCAGGAATTTCCAAATGGAAACAGTAATGGAGATATGTTGGTATGGTCTGCTGGCCAATGGTCCTTATTGCCACCACCATCCGGTAGCGGGACATACGTTCTTTCGTCTACTGGAGGAATCCCAACTTGGCTTGAAACCGAGTCATGTGATACCCCACCTTAATAATTTGCTTGATTTAAAATATTAAATAAATATAACAATAAAAAACATAAATATAAATTATGACTCCTATAAAAAATAATTCACTTTCAGATTCATATTCAAGATTTTCTGGCCCAACAGTAACGCTTACTTCAATTGGTTCTGGGCCTAATATAAAAAGCAAAAAACAATCAGCGTTAGAACGATATGAAGCAGAAAAGGCTGTTAGACAAAAAGAATTTGAAGAGATGTACGGAAATCAAGGCTCTTATGAAAGAAAATTATTTACTGAAAGGGATATCGCTGAAAGACTCGATCCATCGTTAAGGCTTGGAAGAAATGTAAAAGATAGACTTACTAATTTAGCAAATCAACGTATGCAGCAAGCAGATAGAGCAGAAGCACAGAATAGATATAATTATAACTTGGCGGCTCCATTCCGTGGCTCAGGACAGAATACCGAGGAAGACTACAGAAGGTATAGTAACTACCAACAGGTTCAGCGGGGAACGCCTCAAGGACAATTTTTAATGCAGCAACGGGCAGCTCAACTTGGCGGTAATGTTAACAGTGCGGAATATAGGGGCGTTCAGCAACAACTAAGAAACGCAGTACTTGGGCCAAGTAAAAATAATCTTTATTAATTTAAATGAGAATAACACTTGGAGAAGCGAGGCAACAACTTTACGCCTCAATTGTTCCTTCGCTTGATAACCAGGCGAACATAGATCGCTTTAATTCATATCTCAACCTAGCTCAAGAAAGGCTGATCAATAGCGGTAAGTGGAATGGAACGATTCTTCCAGTTAGGTTCTATTCTCCGAGTGGGATGATTACGCTTCCAAGGCGGTTTACTTCAGCCCTAGCTGCGAAGTGGAGCAAGGATACCGGCAACGGAAACAACGCTACTGGGCCAATCAAAATCCGCAATGGATGGTTTACATATCTAACTCCTATTTCAGACTTGTGGACGGCATCGTATTGGCCGAGGTATGGCTATAACGAGACATTCTTTGACGACCTTGGGGATGGATTCGTTACGTTTGCCAATCCAACATACGATACGTTTACTCTAAGAGTTGAGATTGAAAATGCCTCTGATGAAAACAAGCAAGTTGTTATTAAAGGAAAAGACGAGAACAACAATGACGTGACAATTAATGTTGTATTGAATGATCCAGACACTACGACAACTCAAGTATTCAAAAGCATTACGTTCTTTCAGAAAGCAATTACAAATGGAGGAATCAACCTTTACGCAGTAAGCGGGGCTAATGAGGAGCAAATCGGCGCATACGAGACAACGGAGACAACAGTAAGCTATCATCGTTATGCAGTGCCTAACGAGCCTACGATCAACTATCTTGATGTTCTGTGCAAGATTAGGTTTGTTCCGTGCGTATATGATACGGATGAAGTTATTGTTTCCAATCTTGGCGCACTGAAGAATATGCTCACATCCCTTCGATTTGAAGATGAAGCCGACCTAGAAAGGTCTGAAATGTTTTTTATGAAAGCACTACAATTACTAAATGGAGAAAGCCGAGAGATTCGCGGTGGATCACAATGGAAGCTGAATATTGATAGGGCATCCTTTCAGTTTGAGAACCTTTGGCCAGGAAGATAAATTATGGCTATATTTTCACAAACCCCAGGTGAGCTTGAAGTAAAGGCCGTTTTAGGAAACGACTTCCTATGCAACCTAAACTTTGACGTTACAATTTCAGACTATGAGTTTGAGGCAGGAATCATTCTTCAAGAGTTTCCAAGCAAAACAATCTTTCCTATTTCAGTAATTGAGGAATCGGCAAATAAAATCAGCCTTCAACTATCAGCACTAGAAACTGAAACTATTGGGGTTATTTCTAATAGGAAGTGGTTCTTGAATTGGTCTGCTGGCGGTGCAGTTCAGACAATCTTGAGCGGAATGTTTCAAATTTCGGATGTTCCAATTGGATTGAATCAAGGGCAAGACGTTGATGTATCTGTTAATTTTGATGATGTAAATATCACAATTTCATCGGTAGCGGCAGTTGGCGCGACTGGAGCTACTGGCCCAATTGGAGCTACTGGTTCAACTGGGGTTGGATCAACTGGATCTACTGGAGCAACTGGAATTGGAACTATTTTTTCTCCTACGGCTCCAGCTCCTGTTAATGGACTAAACTGGGTTGATACAACAACAATGCGTTATTATCAGTATTACGCTGATGGAACAAGCAGTGCATGGGTTGAGGTATCAAGTGCATTTGTTGGTCAAACGGGAGCAACCGGAGCAACTGGACTTGGAGCCACTGGAGTAATTGGAGCTACAGGAATTCAAGGAATTCAAGGAATTCAAGGGCCAGTCGGAACGCAAGGAATACAGGGATTAATTGGCCCAATTGGATCAACCGGAGCGACTGGATTTGGCGCAACTGGGGCTACTGGTGTTATTGGATTAACTGGAGCTACTGGATTGCGTGGTGCAACTGGTTCTACTGGAGCCGGAACAACCGGAGCTACTGGCGCGACCGGATTAACTGGAGCAACTGGTTTGGGAGCAACCGGATTAAATGGAGCTACAGGATCTACTGGAGCCACTGGCATTGGATCGACTGGGGCAACCGGGATTGGAGCAACTGGAGCAACTGGAGTTATGGGGTCTACAGGGGCAACGGGAATTGGAGCAACCGGAGCCACTGGCGCGCAGGGAGCATCTGGGTTGTTATCTATTTCTGGAGGCATTACATCAATAGCCGTTGTAAGCTCGCTTCCAATTACACCAGATCCTTCAACTCTTTATATCGTTACTGAATAATACAGGTTATGCCAGCAACTGATAAAATATTTGCAGGATCAGCTCCTGTCGATTCAATTAGTATAGGTGGAACAACCGCAAACTCTGCTTTTTATGGTTCAAGAATGGTATGGTCAGCATTTACTCCACCAGCAATACCAGGATTGCGTTTATGGCTAGATGCTTCATTTGGTTTGTATAACTCTCAAGTTGGCGGGGGGCCAGTAAATGAGGGTGGAGTTGTTGCGAGATGGGAAGATTTAAGTGGTAATAATTTTAATGCAATAGGATCAAATGGGCCAACATTACAACTTGAGCAAGTAAACGGAATGCCGTGCTTGTTTTTTGGAGGTTCAAGCTTTTTACAAATTCCTAGCATCCTAAATGGAACGTCTGCTACAGCTTTTGTGGTTGTTAAACCAAATTCAACAGGTGGTGATAGCGGTGCTCTTATTGGAAACATTGGGCCGTCTAACTCGCATTACCCATATCAAGGCGGGGATATTTTTGACGATTTTGCTACGACTGTTAGAAAGAATAATATTGAGCAACCAAGCGGATTTTTTGCATGGCATCTTTACAATGTTCTAAGTGAGGAAAATAACTGGCAATATATATTTAATGGAAATTTACATTTTTCAACAGCCTCTAACACATACACGTCTGGACCGCAAGTGCCAGGGCCATTTATTGGAAAATCAACAGATGGTGGAACCTATAGTTTTGTAGGATCGATTTCTGAAATAGTCGTATATAATTCAGCCCTTACTACTCCACAACTAGAACTAGTGACGGAATATCTTAGGGGGAAATATGCTCTTTTTTAATAAATAGTTTTACAAACATATCTTATAATAATAAAAGATTAAATATATAACTAAAGCAACATATCATAATATATGCCAATAGACTTTCCAAATAATCCGCAACTAAACGAAGAATTCACTGCCGCTGGTAAAACGTGGAAATGGAACGGATTTGCGTGGAATTCAATTACTCTTACTCCGGTAGGAGCTACTGGTGCTACTGGCGCACAAGGGAATCCTGGCGCAACTGGAATTGGGTTTGATTCATCTGCGTGTGTGATAGCGCAAGTTGGAGATGATCTAATTGCAAAGTATGCAGAAGCTGCAGCATTGACTCCTAATGGCTCTGCTAGGTCAAACTTTAATCGAGCAAGTCTTGTTATATTCCCAGGCACATATACACTATCTGAAACGCTTAATATCAGTGCTAGTTTTGTTGATGTTATTGGATTAGGATCAACAGATAAGAGTCCGCTCGTTTTAATTTCAGATTACGGAATAGATGTTTCCGCAAGTATTGTTAAAATTGTAGGCATTGGTGTATTGGGAACAGGCGGAGGAGGATTTAATGTTTCGGTTGGATCAACTTCACAAGTTTTTGAGAATTGCTTATCTTACTCCGCAGGTGCTTTTGGTGGAAATGGAAATTATAAAGGCTGTAGTTCCTCGGGAACAGGAGTATTTAACGGGAATGGAGTATACGATAATTGCTATAGTAACTACGATTCCTTTAATGGTGCTGGAACGTATGTGGATTGCTCAACAGCTGAATCTTCGTTTAACGGAAATGGTGCATCTTATGTTAATTGTACAGCCGCAACAAATTCATTTAACGGCGGTGGATTATCGTATATTAATTGTACTGCTCAATCCGGGTCATTCAATGGAAATGCTGCATCTTATAAGGATTGCACTGCTGGTGATGATTCATTTGATGGAGATGGAGTATATACAAATTGCTCCGCTGGCAATTCATCATTTAATGGGGCTGGTGTATCATATACTAATTGCACTGGATTGAATTATTGTTTTGGAGAAACAACACTTGAGGGTATATATAAAAACTGCACTTCTGGAGACTATAGTTTTGGGTTTTCATCTGATTCTCCAGTTACAATCATCGGAACATTTGAAAATTGCACTGCTGGAGACTATAGTTTTGGAAACAGCCCTGATGTTGTGAATATTGATGGAGCTACGTTTAAGAATTGTCATGGTGGAACTCAATGTTTTGGTTATAGTGTGGCGGCAGATGTTAATATTATTGGAAATAGCACGTTTGAAAACTGCACTGCTGGAGACTATAGTTTTGGATACGCGGAAAACGAGACGGCAACAGTTGGGCCTGCAACATTTACAAATTGCGTTGGGGGTAATACAAGTTTTAGTGGTGCTGGATTATTAACTGGGAAATTATTTTATTGCCGAATTACTTTAGGAACATTCCAAACGCCAACTGGAGCTGGAGTTATTCGCCTGTGCATTGACGGACTCAATGATGTGATAAATCTACCTGCATAACTTTTTAGATAGCAATAAAAGTAAATAGTGCTATATATCAATCAATAATCGTTAAACAATAAAACTATGGCTACAGCATTAGAAAAATTTGGCAAGTTCCAACCACTTCAAAGTGAATACAAGCGTTACATGATGGAACGTGAACGCAATCGTGAGAAGCGTCCTCCTGAAGCTGGAGCAAGTTACCCTAAGCGCGCAGTAGATGAAACAATCCGTGAGCGTGTAGATAGGTATCGTGATAAAGAATTTCTTGATAAAGAACTTGAAGACGAGAAGAAGTTTAAACAAGAATACATCGAGGAAGGCGATCAGCTTCCAGAAACAGATGTTAAGCCAAGATCAAGTGTGAATCGTATGCAGCGCCGGATGCGTGAGTCTCTTGGCGAGATGGATGAAACTCCTACAATTACTATTACAAAGAAAGCCAAGGAGCCTAAAGAAGAGAAGCCTAAGTATATCGCTGGATTTGAGAAAGCAGGTAAGCCATCTACAATTCGCGTTGGTGGAAGGAAGTCAGCATTCACGCCAGAAGAACTTGAGTCTCGCAAGAAAATGCTTCGTAGGAACGCTGTATTTGGGAGGAAGTAAGTATGGCTGAACCGCAATTTACAGAGGCTGGTCAATTCGGAAGAAATTTACGAGGTGCGCTTGCTGATGCATATCGTGGATTCAATTCTGGATTCACGAAATATGTGCAAGAGCCTTTGTTGAATTTTTATCCTCAAGTTATAGCAAACCCAACATATTCCGCAACGGAAGCTGTTGCTGGCGCATTTGACACTCCACTTAACTTGGGTAGGTTTCCATATTATAATATTGAAACGGAAGATGAGCGTAACAATAAATTGATTCAAGAATCTGAACCTCCAGAACCTAAGCCAACACTTGCTAATAGAGATTTGCTTTCTGAGTATTACGGAGGATTTGATAATGTTCCATTAAGAAAAGCCAAGCCCATTACAGAAAAACTTTATCGCGTAATGTTTGCTGGTGAGGGGGCAGAGAATTCTATTATAGCAGAAACAAAAGAAGAAGCAGATAGGATTTTAAAAGAGAGTGGAAAGAAGGGAGCTGTTGCTGGCGTTAATATGCGGCAAAAAACTCGCGGTGGTGAAATGCTAACGGCAGAGCAATCTGAAAAGCGATCTGAAGAATATATAGGAAAAGCAATTGCCCCACAACAAAAAGAAACCAATAGACTTGCTTTGCTTGAAAAATATCGTTCTCCAGAATATAAACAAGAAGTGTTGGCTAAAAGAAAACAGGCCAATGAAGCGAAGGCAGCAATAGATAAGGCCGAAGGAGCTAAGTTTGCGGGATGGCTTTCTAACGTAAAGGCAGGGCGAGCATCTGAAGGCGCACTTAATGATTATAATAAACAACTTGGATTATTAAAGCAGTCGTATGCTCAAGCGAGGGCAAGCGGAGATCCATTGGCTGCATTCCAAATTAATGAATACATTCAAGAGTATCAGAGCGGTATTCCTAAAGAAATGGGCGCACGTAAAAGGTTTGCTGAATCTGGAGCATTGCGTGAAAGAAATGAAATGCTTAGAAAGAAAATGGAAGAAGCAAGGATTCAAGCAGAAAGAGATCGCCGACTTGCAATGGTTAATCCAGACTATAACAGATAAAACAAAATGGCCGAAAGAAGAAGAACTACAATTGGTGATCTTAACATCTCAAGAGGCGGATATAATCCGCTTCAGAGGGCGCTTCAATCTGAACTTGCAAGAACGCCTGCGGCTTTTGATTACTCGGAACTTGATCAGAAATATCCTATGAGGCAAGTTACTCCAATGACTCCATCTTATATTCAGCAAGAGATGGATGAAGAACGCATTGTACAAAAAGAGAGGCTTGCTAATCAGAGAATCAGGGAGGCTCAGGCAAGTATTTATGAATCTAAACTGAATGAAGACATTGCAGCAGCAGAGCAAGTTCCATTAGCTCGAGAATATTTTTCAAAATTAAATCCACAGAGCGCAGATTGGCCGGAACAACGCGATGCTGGATTTGCACAATTCCCGCTTATAGAGAACCACTCATTCGCAAAAAGCAGAATAGCAAGCATGGATAGGCTATATGACAATTGGGCTAAAAAGAATCTTGCTGTAAATAATCTTACTCTAAAAGATTTGGATGATTCTTATAAAATAATTCAAGGCATAGAACAAGCTGCCGCTGGAAGAGAGCAGACACCAGAGGAGCAGGGTTTAATAAGTGTGCATAAGGCAAAATTGAATGCAGGGCTTAAACAACAGGGTGTTGTTTTGGAAGACCCAGATATTGCACAAGCAAAAAGCCTTATTTCCAAGCGACCAGAACTAAAGGATGAAGTAAATAAAAGATTGATTTCCGCAGGGAAACAACCTATCCCTTAATGTATGGGACTTTTCGACGATCTTCTTGAGGAAGATAACATTCAAACTACTCCAAAGAGAGGCGGCTTATTTGATGATCTTCTTGAAGAAGAGAAAGAGATAGGAACGCTTGAGGGCATTTCTAACGCAGCTAGGAACGCTTTCGATTCATCCCGCCAAGCATTGGACGTTGTGGGTGGCGTAACTCCAGAAGAGGCTCAAAACATATCCAAGATTGAGTTTGATAAGAGATCAAGGAAGCTTGCTCCTGGTTACGACGAATACCAAAAGGCTGAAGGATGGGATGCGGTATGGGCATTTGCTAAGAACCCAATCGAGGTTACATCAAACATCATAGCCGAAGGTCTTGCTGGTAGCTTGCCTGCACTTGGGGCAGGATTGGCTGCTGGTGGCGTTGGTGCTGCTATCGGCGCTCCAACTGGAATTGGCGCACCAATTGGATTTACCGCTGGTCAAGTAGCCGGAACATTTGCTGGATCGCTTGCAACGGAATATGGAAGCAAGGTTCTTGAAGAACTTCAAGGCGAGGGGATGGATATTTCTGACCCTAATAGTATCCAGACATTCTTTGGCAATGAAGAACTCGTAGGAAAAGCTAGGGACAAAGCATTAACGCGAGGAGTTCCAGTTGCTGCATTTGATGCGTTGTCTGCCGGTATCGGTGGCAAGCTCGGAAGAGTATTCGGAACTAAAGCTATCGAAGAAGGTGGAAAGGTTATTGGTAAACAATTTGCAACCAAAACTGGTGGGGCACTTACTGAACTTGGAGTTCAGGCGGGGCTTGGTGGTGGAGGTGAAGTTGCTGGTGCGCTTGCTGCTGGTGAGCCGATTGAAGGCAAGGCAGTATTTGGTGAGGTTATCGGTGAGGTTGGGCCAGGCTCTATTGAAGTACTTACTGGTCGTATTGCTGATAAACGAGCAATGGCCAAAGCCCAAGAAGATGCGAAGATCAAGGCTACTTCTGAACTATCTACAACCCTTGAAGAGAATAACGCTCCACTTACCGCCAATGCAGTAACAACAAGGGCTGCAACTAACATTGAGCAAGATAAACTTGCCGCACAATTAGACGAAGAACTTTCAATACAACAAGCAGCAGCCGCTGCACAACCACCAACAACAGATGCCACTAAAGAAATCATCCAGCCAGAAGGCGTTCGTGAAGAACCTCAAGACGGAACTCAAGTCGAACCGACCAATGAAACAATCGCTCGCAATCGCGTACTCGGTGCAGAAGCAGGCCAAGAAGAAGGGCAAGTAGATCCTGTCGTTAGCGGGTTACAAGCTGTAGCCAACAATACCGCAACAAGTGAGCAGATTGCCTCGCTATCGATGCAAGGACTCGTAGACATACGTAGAGGCCAAGCAATTATCAATGAGGACGGAGAGGGCATCCTAGCGCAAGCGCAAGCCCCATTGCCAAAGCTCACACCAGAAGCAAGAGCTGCTGAAGTTGAAGCTGTAACTCCAAGACCACTTCCAACGGATGTTTTACCTACAGAGACACCAGGCGCGGAATACGGAAGAGAAGCTGAATTGTTTGATGTATTCGGTAATGTCAGAAGGAAGCCAGCAGAGATTCCAGTAGAACCTATCATTGGAGAAGAACCGCAAGTTTCTCCGATAGTAGGCGAGCAAGTTACAGAGACAGCTCCAGTAGAACAAGTTGCTGAAACTCAAATCGCAGAAGAACCTATCATCTTGGAAAAACCGCAAACTTCTGAGATAGTAGGTGCTGAAACTCCTGCTATTGTTGAACAAGAACAAGTTGCGACAGCGGAAGTTCCCGCACCAGGGGTTGAGAAACCAACTGGTGGTATTGATTATTACAAGCAACTTGGTGAACAAGATGCGTTAGACGCTAATCGCAAAAAGAAGCGTTCAGTTCCGCAGAACTTTAAATTGGCATATGAAGTAGGTTGGTCTGATGCAAGAAAAAAACTTAGAGCAGAACCAGTCACTCCCGCACCAGTCACCGAGCCAGTAGTAGAACCTTCCCGAACGGGAATAACAGAGCCTGCCATAGCCGCCGAAGAACAAGTTGTTACCGAGCGGGAAGCTGCACCAGCAGAAGCTCCCGCGCCAGAGGTTGGAGATATTGTTGCTGTTGATAGAAAAAATAATACTGAATTTGCTTTAGTTAAAGGGCTGCTTCCAGAAAGGCCGGATATGTTTTCAATCGGAATTAGACTGATTGGATCAAATCAACCATTTGAAAGTGGAGGTTACGGACACAATACTAGCAAAGATTCTGTAATGAAGCGTTTCTTTGAAAAGGAACGGAGTAGACTTCAAGATATTGAAATTAAAAATCAATACTTCCAGAATATTATTAACGAAGAGGAAGGCAGGGTTTCTGCTGTAGAAGCTAAAGAATCGGAAAAGAAACAGCAGGAGCAGGAGAAACAAAGACAATTTAATGAAGAAAAGGCGGCATATGAAGATGCAATATCTCAAGTTAAGATTCCAACAGGGAAATCTGAGACAATGCGATTCACCGCGCCAGACGGTTCAGATCAGGCTTTTGAATCAAAACGATATGGAGATGTCGGAATAAGAAAAGTAACATCTGGCAAGAATGCGCTATACAATGTGGATCATTGGCATTCTGGACTGCGTATTATGCAGTTTAATTCTTTGTCTGAAGCCAAGAAATTCACGCAAGCAATCATTGCATCTGGAGCTGATATTTCTAAAAAAGACATTCAAGAATCTGAATTAGAGAAACTGCGACCAATTGCTAGATACTTTAGGAGCGGAGAAGTGGTTCCATCCCTTCCATCGCAACTCACTCCAGCAGTATCGGAAACAATAACCCCCGCCGCAGAACCAGAAGGCATCACGGTAGGCAACCGAGTCAAGTTAGGCAAGAGTCCACAGACATACACCATCGAAGAAGTCATCCCTCAAACAGCAACAGAGAGAGATTTAGGCGAGCAGTATTACTCTGTGAAGAACGAACGCACGGGAGAGGTGCAAGTAGTAGAGGCAATGGACTTGAAGAAGGTTGGTGGGAAGAGGGCGCGGAAAATGGCTGTCGAAGAGAAGATTTCTAAAACAGCATTGATTGATAAGGATGGAAGCATCATTAGCGCACCAAATAAAAATCACGCAATGCTAATGGAGGAGAGCCAGTTCAACTTGGATGCTGGCGAGTATCCTCCAATGGAGAACTATGGGTTTGTTACAAACTTTGGAAGATTCGTTGGTCAGAAGGAAGCGCAGGAGATCGCTCGTAATTCGCGGCAGGTTGTAGGAAATCAGCCAATCAGCGGAGAGATTGTTACTGCAATCAACGAAGAAGAAGGCGCGAATATTTTAAGGCTCAATGTCCAAGGCGCTTCTGGAAACAAATTCAATGAAGCAGGGTTCAAGAGATTCCCCGGCATTGCTGTTACGAAAACTAATTCAGCAACACTAACATCGCATCCATTATACAATGCAGCAAAAAACTTTGAGAATGTAAAAGCTGCTAAAATTATTGTGGATGAATTAATTGACGATCAATTCATTTTTGATTTATTTGCAAACATTGATGAGACTAAACCCGCTTATATTGTTCCAATATTAAAAAGCGAGGGAGATTCTTTAAATATGCTTCCAGTTGCATTGGCTGAAAAACTCTCCAATGCAAGCGGAATCCCCGTGTGGGGTAACTTGATTCAAGCTACTTCAGAACAAAGCACTGGTGCTGGAGTGAATGATAAGACGGAGATATCAAGGCAGTTCATGGGTGAAGCTCCCCCAGAAGGATCACAGATAATTATCGTTGATGATTATCTTGCTACTGGAAGAACAATCGCTTCGCTTGAAAATATGAGTGGAACGGCATCTGCTGTTGCAACAATAGCTCTTGGAAGATATGGGAGACAATATGGGCTTACCACTAAACAAGCAGAAAATTTACTTGAAAAAGCAAACACAACAAGAGAAAGATTTTATGAAATATATGGATTACAACCAGAACAAGCAATCACCGGAATTGAAGCCCAAGTCTACCTCCTTAATGGGGCCGCTGGGGAAAGTGGACTTACAAGTAGATTCCCTGTCGAAAAAATTTCACCAAGCAATGAAAGAATTAAAAACATTGCGAATATCCCAGAATCAATAGTTTTATTTTCTGGAGGAGGGTTGTTTGAACTTGGGATTAGAGGAATTGCAAGACCTGGGTATGCTGTAGAGGCTAATCAAAGAATTGCTGAATTCTACGAGGAGGCTCATGGAGTTCCCGTAATTCAAGAGTATGTCCAGAATGTAAAATTTTATGGGATTAATGGAGGACACTTCCATGCGTCTCCTGTTTGCAAGAATTTCTCTGGAGCTAAAAACAAAAAACAAATTACAGAAGCAGACATAGAGCTTGATAAGACTGCTGCAAATGCTGTTGCTCAAGCAATTACAGACATACAGCCAAATACAATTTCCATTGAAAATGTAAAACAATACATTGGTTCTGATTCATATAATACAATCATATCTGCTCTTGAGAAGAATGGTTATATTTATGATGCAAATGTATATAAATCTAGCGATTTTGGATCGCCAACAAGCAGAGAGAGGCTTATTATCAGAGCCGTTAAAAAAGGTGGAGTTCTACCAGAAATAAAGAAGAAAAAGAAAACAATGTCTTGGTATGATTCTCTTAAAGACATTGTTAATGATTTGCCAGATCACAATATTTATGAGCGCAGATATCCTGCTAAAATGATGCGGGCATTGGAGCGCAAAGGAATTGATTTATTTAATGTTAGAGAACCGCTTTTAATTAGTGGAATGAGCGGAGAGTCTATGCGTTGGTCAAATGAACCTGCGTTTACACTCTTGGCATCACCTGGGTCTTTAAACATTATTGCTCTTCCTGGCGGCATTGTTAAAAAAGTTACAGCACGGGCAATGGCAAGAATGACTGGTGTTCCAGATTCATTTCCACTTCCAGAAGACGAAGCTCTTGCAAAAACAATTGTTGGAAATGGAATTCCTCCTGCGCTTACAAGATCGGTGATTGGCGACTTGATTCAAAAGAATCAAAAGCCAGAAGTTGCCGTTCCAAAACCAGTTGATAAAAAAAATCGCTACACATACGAAGAAGCTGTAAGGCTGGTTGACTCATACTTCGACAAGGAAGGAATACCAGAAGGTGTAGTTATTGTAAACAATACTACTGATCCAGACCTTGAGATGAAGGCAGGGTATTTCGTGAATCGTGGACAGATCGTTATTAACCTCGCATATATCGCTAAAGGAGAGAACCTATCTGATATTATCTCACACGAACTTGGTCACTTCATTTTTGGAGATCCAGAGTTCCAAGCTGAATTCAAGAAGTTCTGGGACTTAATGACACCAGAAGAACAAGCTGAAGCTGATAGGCTAATAAACCAATTTTACAACGAAGAGACTGGCGCAGTGCAGATGGAAGAGAAGCAAGTCCGTGCATTCATGCAGTTGATCCAAGAGGGCAATGCTCAACCACAATGGAAGAAGGTTCTGGATACGATCAAGCGTTGGATTAACAAGTATCTTAAAACGAACTTTCAGGTAACTGACAGAAACGCATTGGCAGTCCTTGCTGCCGCACACAAGCGATTTAAGAGTGGTGAGCGTATCATCCGTGAGATTGACTCTGGAGTGCTTAAAATGGCAGCAGAGCCGAAGCGTGAGCAAGTAGCAGGCAAGGAGCGCGGAGAGATCATTACGACTCCAGAAGGAATCATTAAGCAAACGAACGAGGTATTGCGTAAGAAGTTCTTCGATGGATCAGTAGTCTCTGACGAGAATACAAGTGCTGCATGGGATTACATAGAGCAATTGTTGGATATTAAATCTGGATCCGCATATGACTTGGCCGGACAGATCAACAATGTTGTAGATCAAGAAACAAATTCGGATACAAGAATGGGCGCTGGTTTGTTCTCTGTATCACTTGCAAATTACGCTGCAAAGTTGGCAGCTCAAGGCAATACTACAATGATTTCATATCTTGTTCGTAGAATTAATAGTATGCCAACCGATAATCGTGGAGGCACTGCAACAGAATCTGGTAGGGTGTTAAGAGGCAAGCGGGAATACGACATTGATGGATATCACACAATAACAACTGAACATGATTCCAAGGTTGAAAGAACGGCAGCTACATTGTTTGGAACAAGCAAGCCTAGCAAGGAGCAGGTAAGGGTTGTTCAAGATGCAATTGATGCCGCTGATGAAGAATCTATTGGAACCCCTGAAGACGTTGCTGCTGAAATTGAAAAGGTAGAGGAGCGAACAAAGCGTCCGATAATCAAGGCTATCGATGAAAAGATAAAAGAATCAACAGATCCAAAGAAAGAAGAACTTCTTATCTCGTTTGAGAATTTAGATGCAGATAGAAAAATCAAAGGAATCACGATTAAATATAATCCGCAGAAGGTAAACGCAGCCAAAAACATTAAAGATTTTATTATTGGCAAGATGGTTGACTATAGGAAAACACTTGTCAATCAAGGAGCGGGTGGACTTGAGTCTACATTCTGGCAGACGATGAGTAATCAAGAAAACAAGCCTGGCCCATTGGGAGAGCTTGACCAAGCGCAGAACAACGAACTTGCTAAGATCGTTAAGAGTACGCTTATTAAACTTGGACTAAAGGGAGAGCCTCCGAATACAAAGATGACAGACATTGAAAAGGTTGCGTCCATCTTGAACGAGAATAAGTTGAGTGATGAGAAGAGGCTTGAAGCTGATAGCAGGATCGTTGAGGAGATCGAGCGTAGAAGGCAGAGCGAACTTGCATCCGGCTCAAGCCCAGAAGCTGTTAACGCGAAATACGATGTCATTCTTGATGCTTGGAATGAAGCTATGAGCAGGCAGATTAATATGCCAATCAGCGACAATATGCTTCAGCGTTTGCTTAAATCAGAGATCAAGGAACGCAATACGAAGACAAGCGAGCTTATCAACGAAGAAGACGGAAGAGTTGTTGAGGAAGTTAAGAATGACATTGTTGATTCTATTATTCGCAGAATCTATGGTGTTTCTAAAGAGTCTGAAATTGGAATTGAGATGGATGAGGATTACACCAATCTTCAGTCTTATTTAAAGCAGACGCTTAACAATATGTATGCTACGGCCATTGATAAAAAAAATGCCGCATACGCAAAACGCCAAGCACAGATAAGTCTTAGGAGCAATGTTGAAGGACAAGCTCAATCAATCATCAATCAACTTGCAGATCAGATGACAGATACTCCTGCGTTCCCGCAGAAGCAAGAGAACCAAATTAAGGCTATTGTTCAACAAGACTTGAGGCAGAGACCAAACATGGGACGCAAGCAACCCTGGACGAGCCAGCTTACTGCAAAGCTTATACAGGCTGGAGTAAGCGAAACTCAGGCACAAAAGATCTCTGACCTCGTATGGAGGCAGCATGAGATTAAGGCAATGGATCGTGAGCTTAAAGAGCTTCAGACGGCAGCAGAGAAGGGATCTCTCGCAGTTATCATCCAGCGCATCAAAGACACTCCGCTTGCAATGCAACAAGAACCTAACTGGATGCAAGGCGTAATCCGCGAATACTTGGTTGAGGCAGGACTATCAGAGAATGCAGCTAAGACAGCAGCGAGGCTCTATGAAAGCGTGATATCTGAAAGATTCGCTGAAGCCAAGCAGAAGGCATTTGAAGCCGCTCTTAACAAGTCAGCACCTTGGAATAACTTCCTTTCTAGAAATGTTAAGCTTGGTAAGGACGCATTGAAGAAGATTCAAGAAGCAATTAGAACTGGAGTGCTTGATCCTACGCAGACTACAGAAAGCATTATTGCAAAGCAGAACGGATGGTCTGGCTTCAGCAAAGAACAACTAACTCGCATTGTCCAGTTGGATGACATACTTTCAGATAGTAATACTGATCAAGTCACAAAGGCCGAAGCAATGTCTGAACTGAATAAGATTATTGTAAAGGCAAAGATGCCAGTAAGATTCAAAGATGCAATCAGCTCATTCTATGTTGCTCAGGCTCTCATGGGTATTCCGACATTTACGGTTAACATTGCTAGCCCTACGTTTTTTGCAATTCGCAACTTGGCTATAGATGTTGCTAAATATGCAGCTACAGATCCGAAAAACATTCCGGTTGCATTTCAGAGCTTTATGAATTCCATGCAAAACTGGAAAGACAATTCTTTGTATGCATTTAAAAACCAAATTTATATGTCTGGTGAAATTGAATATATGCAAGGGCAAAACGTCCTGCGCGAATTATTTGATAAAGGAATGGATCAGTGGAAGAAGGGTGAGTATGCAAATGGCATGGCAAATATGCTTGTCGGCATGACGCAAATTACAGGGCGAGTTCTTTCATCTTTGGATCAAGGCGCAATTGCAATGATGGAAAGCCAAAATATTCCAAGGTATGCCCTTGATGCAATGGCATCTAATAAAAAGATTCCTAAAGATAAACGTAAAGAAATTGCAAATATTGCTCTTTATGGACGTAACCGTATGAAGCAAGACTTGATAGAGTCTGGAATGTCGCCAGAAAGAGCTGGAGTTCTTGCCGATCTTCAAATGCGTTCTGAGCTTATCGCATCACTCTCAGAGTACGGCATCAGCAAAACGGAAGTACTTGACGCTTCATTGAACGATGCGCTTCAGTCTGTTGGTAGAAATCGTGTTATTACAACAGAAGGATTCAAGCAGGAGCGCAATAACTTGCGTGATGCCGGAATAACATCTGGGCTTGCAATTGGGTTCCTTGAGAACCTTGCATCAAGTGCAAACAAGGGTGGTCAGGCACAGCAAATTTTCGCTAGAATGCTCTACGGATTTGCGCTAGTTCCGGCTCGCGTTTTCTCTACGGCGCTATGGTTTAGTCCAGTTGGATTCGTTAGGCTTGGCGTTGATTCATTACTAAAGAAAGCAGGGGTTGAATCACGTTATGCAATGTCACTTGCCACTGACCTTCAATACAAGCAACGTGTTTATGAGTCTATTGCTGGAACTGTTTTATTGGGCGCACTTGCATCAGTAGTGAAAAGCTCAACAGATGACGAAGACGATGAATTGCCATTTAAAATTGTAGCTACAGGTAACGGGCCTAACTACACCACTGATCCTCAATACTACGATTCATGGAACAAGAGGAATAAACCAGGCGAGTTGTCCATGTACTTTGGTAAAACAAAATTCACCTTAAACATTGGAAGAGGTGGTGAAGCAGTATCTATTCCGTTTATGATTGCTGGTGCATTTGACGATTGGAATATTAAATCAAAGCAAAATTCAGCAAAAAACTCACCAAAAGATTTAGAGATGGCGGCAGAGGTATTGGGTTCAGCGTTCTATGCCTTCGCTCAACGTGGCCCTTGGGCTGCATTTGGAAAGCCATTGTTCGACGCTAAAAAGCAAGACAAGCTTGTTCCAGAACTATTTGGTAAGGCGGCATACTTGGGCAAAACATTTGTTCCAATTCTAGGGTCTTCGCTTGCAAGAAACATATCCGACTTCATCAATGATCCGATTGACAAGTCTTCTGTTCAAGGAGCTATTTATGCAAACACTCCGGTGATTGGGCCAATGCTTGGCACAAAGGCACTCAATGCGCTTGGTCAGCCAGTTAGGGGAGATGATTGGAATGATAAGCTGTTCAAGCTTGGCGTTCCGATTGTATTCTCGTTCCCTAAAAACTCACCAGAAAATGACCTCAATATATTGATTCTAAAGAAAGGTGACGGGCCAACAATTCCTACAAGGACAAATGCACAGAAGAAATTTGGTGACATTATGACGGATAAAGAATTTGAAACATATGTTCGTGAGTATGGACGAGTTGTATCAGACAAGATGTTCAAGAACAGAAAGAGGCTTGAAGGTATGAATTCAGAGAACTATACTAAAGAACTAGATAAATATGTTAATGGGTACTCAATCGATGGGATTAAAGTCACAGGAGCTTCTGACATGGCAATTCGCGCTGTAAGAAAAGCAAGGAACCAATGATCGAATACGAGTATATTGACAAGTCAACATCACCTAATGGGGGATGGAAGATTAAGGTTCCCCAAACTGGCATTGAATTCAAGCACTACGATTACAAGTCCATTTGCAACGCATACAAGAATCATTGTGCAGCTAACGGGATATTCCTTACTCCAACTTGGGAAGAGGAGTTTATCTCTGAAATGTGCAAGCAGAACGCGCATTGGGGAAGAATGTGCAGGAGAGTTGATATGAAGAAAATACAGAAGAGAAAGCTTTCGTTAACATCGGTCATGTCATTCTTGGGCATGATGAAAGCATGGGCGCAATCTACGTTATCCGGCAAGGATGCCTTTGTATCTCAGGCAGAGGCTGAAAGAAGGGCTTCTATTTGTGCTAACTGCCCAATGAATGTTACGCTACAATTCTCATGTGGAGCTTGCATGGGCGCTGTTATTACGTTAATGAGTTCCATTATTGGGAACAGAAAGACAGAGCAAGATAAAGATCTCGGTGCTTGCCTTGTGTGTAGCTGCTCTCTAAAGGCTGCTGTCCACGTTCCGATTGAAGTGCAACGTGAAGGGTTAACCAACGAAATAAACCAAGAGTTTGACAACATTAAATACTGCTGGAAACGAATAGAAACATGAACTTCTTACATGAACGAGATTTTGGTGATATTGTTTTAAGCTTGGCGGTAGTTAAGTCTGCTACTGACAATGCGAATTACTACATTCAAAACAATCCGAAGGCGGTTAAGTTACTGGCTCCGCTTATTGAGTTTCAATCGTATATCAATAAATGCGACAGCTTTAAATCTCAGGACATTGATAAGTCATTCGTTGACTTCAGAAAGCAGGGATTGCCGTGGGGAGTTCAGCTTGGCTTGCATCATGCAACATGGGTGAATCAACATACCGACTTCTCCAAGCAATGGTTGACCGCCCCTAAAGAATCTAAATACAACGGAACGATTATTGTTAACAAGACAGAGAGATACGCTAACCCATTGTTTCCGTGGATACAGCTTGTCAAGATACTTGGAGATAGAATGCTATTTGTTGGACATGACAATGAATACGATTTGTTTTGCCGTAGATTTGGTAAAGTTAAAAGGCTTGTAATTAAAGACTATTTACACCTAGCCACAGCAATCAATAGCTCTGATTGTTTTATTGGAAATCAAAGTTCAGCAAATTGTGTGGCGGAAGGATTGAAGCATCGCAGTGTTCAGGAGGTTTGCTTGTGGCAACCTGATTGTATTTATAAACGATACAATGCTACGCTTTGCTATGATGGAACAATAGATACAGAGATAGCTGGAGTTAAGGTTCAAATAGAACGACCAAGGGGTAATGTAAACAAACAAGAGTCGCCTCCTGGCGGTTGGAATCTAACAATAAACGGAAAGCTGTTTAACAGCTATGCACTTGACGTTGTTGTCAACCATGCAAGGAATAATGGAATTACTGGCAGGAAGCTGGAAATTGAGGAAATGATAGTTGCTGAAACAATCTCTAATAAGAAGCTTGACCCAATCATGGATAGGTTTGCCAATGATATTAATCGCGTAAAGGAATTGCTTGAAAAGATATGAACGAGACAAGCAAGGCAATGAGACGCAGGATGATTGAAGATGAACTTGGGATCTTCAACTGGAGCCAAATTATAAGCGGCAAGGGAATTGATGTAGGATGTGGGCCGGACAAGGTGTGGGACGATAACTGCATGGCGTTTGATCAAGAGCAAGGTGACGCAAACAAGATATCTGAATACTTCTCAGATGAGTTTGATTACCTACACGCATCACAATGCTTGGAGCATATGCATGATCCATACGCTTCAATGGTTGAGTGGCTGAAGATCGTTCGTTCCGGTGGACACGCAATCATATCAATCCCTGACTGGACGTTGTATGAAGGAAGAGTATGGCCGTCTCGATATAATCCAGATCACAAAAGCACATGGAGTTTTACCTTTGAGCAAAGTCCATCAAAGTATCATGTGAATATCTATAAATTCTTAGAAATGCTTTCTCCGCACTGCTACGCTAAGAGGGTTATGCTGATAGACAACAACTACAACTACAGCGTTCCGACAAGCGTGGATCAGACGTTTGAAGAATCAAATGGAGTTGAGGCATTTATTGAAATGGTTTTATGCAAGCAGCAGGGATTGATCAATATCCTCTGAGACAAATAGTAGGTATTAATCAATAGATAGAACGGAACTTGCTAAACGCTTGCTTCCATCCAGAGCTTGCCGTCTTATTGTTCGTATTTAACGCTTTTGTTGCTTGAGTGCTGTCTAGGTTCAATCTCTCCCTTGCGAGGGCTAGGAGGCCCATCCCAGCGTCAGCAATGTCGGGTGATATGCCGAACCTTGATTTCATTTCAGACTTGGGCAGAACTTTGATACGGAGAGCAAGGTTCTTCTCACCATTTGGGTCGAGCTTTCTCATGCACATCTCACGCAGTAAGTCATCACCGATTCCCTTGATCTGACCAGTCCGCATATACTCTTTGGCTGAATACCAAATCTCCGAAACTGAGTTAACATACCTTTCGTGCGATGGGGTTGGATCGTAAGCTGACACTGGATTATCGGACGCTCTCCCGCCAAACTGAAGACCATATACGTCTTTTGACCATGCTACCGAGATAAAGTCTCCTAGCGGCCCGCCAGCTCCAGACTTATCGTATCCAGCATTCTTAGGCTGAACGCCCCTAGCCAAACACTCATTACGAAACCATTGTACTACCTGCTGAGATCTAGTCATGGATTTGTCAGTAACATCTTCACTGAACACAAGGTATTCGTCGTATTGAAGTCCACGATAGCCATGCGGTTCAGCAAGTTTACCAACAGTGCCGAAGTAAAGCACAGTCCTATCACCTCCGTTAGTGAATGATGGATCGAGGAACGCTACCTTAACCTTGTCGTTATCAAGCCATATCGCCTTGTCAGTAGCATTAGAGTTAAGTATCTCAACCTCAGAGTAAATTTGATCCGTGATACCAGCGGGACACCAGAATCCACGATACATTCGCCAGAATGAGGAAGTATTCTTAGCGTCCTCTGGGATCTTCTCAAAGTCTTGTGGACCTTCCATCCATGAGTAAATTTTCTTTCGTGCAACCATGTTAGGATTCTTCAGCCCATCAAAGTGCAGGCACACTCCACGATCTGTCTTCCATTCTTCGTCATCTACGTCAATTGAATCCCATCCATCCTTGGGTTTAGCAAACTTACCAAACGCATCTACATACGAAGCAGGGTTAGAGATTCCGATAAACTGGAATCGTTCACAACCCTTGGACAAGTTGAAAAATGCAACCTCAGTAATAGCCTCAGATAGCTCAGAAAGCTCGTCTGCTACAAAGATCACGTTCTTGTTGTGGATACCTTGCATCTTACCAGTAGCGTCACGTTCCTTCTTCTTCTCGCCTGGGATAAGAACAATGCCGGAAAGGTCTGACCTCTTACCTCCAGCACCTACAAAGCTGATCTTATTCTCCGAATCAACAAGATGACCAGGAAGGGAAAGCTGTTCACACACTCCCCAATACCTTGTTATCTTACCCCAAATACGCTGCTTAGATGCTTTAATCGTGGTGGATGTCGCAAGTACCGTAGTGTTCTCTGGATCTGCAAGGTAGTTTATGATCGCCCAGATTGCATAAGCTTCTGATTTACCACAACCACCGGAGCCAGCGATTGCAAGGTATTCATGGTCACAGGCAGCGCGGATCATTCGTTCAGCCCAAGGATGCCAGATGAAATTGACAGCAGCTTTGTTATCACGCTCAGGCCAGAATGCCCTTGCTATCCTCTGGAAGTGAAAGAACGTATCAACATCCCCAGTGTCCTTGGGAATTCTTAGAGTTATCTTTTCTCGGAACATAGCCAACTCAATAGCTATTTGGTGTGTATTCTTACGCCAGTTAAATCCGTATTGGTGAAGGTATCCTTCAAGCGGGTCGCCAAAAATAGGAGCAAAATTCATTGAAAAAATATTACAATAAATAAAAATTATCGCAATTAGTTATTGCAATAAAATACAAGTCTGCTAATTTTATGTCCGCAATGACACTATTACAGGAACTTGGGTTGAGAAAAACAAAATCTGAAATTTTTATTGACGAGAAGCGTAAAGATGTAGATTTTGAAATTATTGTTAAACCAGAAGATTATGTTAACGGAATTAAACATGACCCTACAAAGTCTCCACTTGCTCTTGCAGTATCACGGGCGATTGGAGGAAGCGGATTCGTGCTTGATAGGGCAGGTTTTAAAGTTATCATTATTTCTCGCGGCATTTATGAGTATGGTTTCTTTATGCCTCGGCGGGTGTGGAGGAAGGTGAACTGCCAAGAATTCGTTGATGACAGATCTCCATCGTCTCCGATAAAGTTCATGGCAACATTTTCAATGTTATTTTAATATGAAGCTAACAATACCAGTATCTAGGCATGATCGTCATTTGATCCCTAACCTTGTTAAATCACTTGAATCATTTAAGCCTGGGTCAGACCATGAGCTGATTATATTTGGATCGCGTGAAGTTGAGCAAGATGTGCTTGAGCTTAACAAGAAGATTAAGCATTTGTTTGACGCATCCGAGACTCTCATCATTGATGACACGATGTTAGGCTGGCCTATGTCGTGTAACTTCTACTTCCAGCAACTATGCCGTCATCTTGCCGGAAAAAAAGACATGGATGCTTTCATGTGGTTTGAGCTTGATACAACCATTTTAAAGAACAACTGGCTTGACATCATATCTGCTGAATACTATGCGGATACAACAAGGGCAGCTAAAGAGAAGCGCAATCCTCGCATTTACCTTGGCGCAAGGGAACGTGTGTACGAAGGAAAGAACGGAGAGCTTCTGCCAGAATCACTTGCTGGTCAACGCATGGCTCCGATTGGAGTGTATTCCAAGAAGATATGTACTTCTCATGTATTGAATTCCCTTTCCATGTCCAACAGGCATTGGACTCATGTAATACAATGGTACGTTGTTAAGGAGTTAAATAACTCAAATTTGATCCAAAACAATTGGCGCACAAAAAACTATCGCCATGAAGGTGAAAACATTGTATGTGATTCGGATGCCAATTTAGCTTGGGATGTTCATTGGAATAAACCAGTGGATGAAAGTGCTGTTCTTGTGCATGGTTGCAAAGACAGCTCTTTATTCAAGTTATTGTTGGACAATAGTAATGATGATATGAAAATGATAAAAAACCTTTCAGTTGAAGACGCTGAAGACATTATGGAAGATATCGAAGATGCGACATACTCTGACTCAGAGTCGCAATCTAAATCATATAAACAACGCAATAAGTCTTCAAAGAAAAAACAAAAGGAAACTGAAGAATGAGCGATGTATTAGAAACACTTTCCAAAAGCGGAACCCCTCCTGTTTCGCGTATTAAAGATGCTAAGTCAGCCTATGAGATTTGGGAGACACTACGACGAGCGGATGCCGTTTCGTCTTTTGATCGCAGTAAGATTGATGCTGCTTATGACAATGAACGACCATACGACGAAAGAGCTTTGATCAATGCTGGGCAAGCATATCGGGTAAACGTATCTTGGGGATTTGCAAAGCAAGTCCTTGATACCGCAATGGCCGGATACACGGATATTATCAATGCTCCGCAAACATTCTTCTCATGCCCTACACTTTACGGATTACAGACAGAGCAAGATGAACTTTCTCAGGTTGTAGCACAAGAGGTTACTGCCGCCATCCGGTCTTGGAGGAACTTCTTTCCAACATACCTCAAGCTTTGCAATAGCTTTATCAAGCATGGTGTTGGCGTTGTCATGTTCAACGATGAATGGGATTGGCGCTGGAAGTCTACGGATATGTCCGACTTCAAGATTCCTCGTAAAACTGAGATCGGTCAAGAAAACATCGACGTTGCCGCCTGCTTGCGTTTCTACAGCCCCACACAGCTCTATCAGTTGATTAACGATGAGGAGACAGCTAAGATTCATGGATTCAATATTGAGGCTTGTCGTAGGGCTATCATCCAGTCTGTAAATAATAACAACAATTATTATAACTTCCGGCAATACGACTGGGAAAAGTTAGAGACAGAATTAAGGAACAATGATTTGTTCTTCACTACTCAGGCAGCTAGTCAGCAATCAATTCGCGTTGTTCACTTGTGGGTAACTGAGTTCGATAATCGTGTATCTCACTACATGATCAATGACGACAACTCTGTTCAAGACTTCTTGTTCAAGAAAGTTGGTAGATTTGAGAATAGCTATCAAGCTTATACCGTGTTCACCTATGGTGTTGGAACCAATGGATACTATCATGGAGTTCGAGGGCAGGGATACGATGTGTTTGCAATCAATGGCGCATTGAATCGCGCATACTGCTCACTGCTAGAGATCGCATCATTTGGTTCTGCACCTACGTTCCAACCGAAAGATGAGACTGCTTTGCAGGAAATGCAGTTCATTCCGAATGGAGTTTATAATTTGCTTTCGCCAGGCATTGACGTGATTAAGGACACGATAGTTCCTAATGTATCAAGTGGTACTTTGCCAATCGTTAATGCATTCACCCAGCTATTCCGTGAGCGTACATCAAGCTATAATACCGAGTCTCTGGTTAATACATCCATTGAGAAATCAGCAACACAAGTACGTGCTGAACTTAGCAATATTGCTAAAATGAGCGTGTCAAGTTTGAATCTATTCTTTGATCCGTGGGAATCACTCATGCGTGAGATGGTTCGCAGGATGAAGCGTAAAGACTATGATGCGCGTGAGCCTGGTGGTAAGTATGTCGTAGAGCTTCACAAGCGTCTATTGCGTAGAGGTTCAGAATCATTTGGAGCAAAGGATAGGTATCTCGAAGCATTCCTAAACCTTGACGTTGATAGGCTCCGTATTACAAAACCAGTCGGAGCTGGATCTGAAGCTGCTCGCATGGTTTCATTTGATCGTCTTATGGGCATCTTTGGTAGCTTGCCGGACTTTGGTAAGCAGAACCTTATTTGGGATATTGCATCCGAGACTGCTGGATATGAGAATGCAGCGCGTTACGCCATACAACCTAACGAGTCTGACAAGCCAACAGTTGACGCATCTATCGCTCAGATCGAGAACAATCAGCTTATTGCTGGCAGCAACATTCAGGTTATTGATGGTCAGAACAACCTCGTTCACGCAAAGGTTCATGTTGAGGCGCTTAATCCGCTGGTATCACAGGCTCAAGAATTGCTTGAACTTGATCCAATGCAGTTGGCTCCTATGCTTGGTGGAATCAATGCGCTTAATGCACACGTTGCACAGCACGTTGAGCTTCTATCTCAAGATCCTGCAATGCGTAGTGAGTCGGCAATGTTCCGCCAAGTTCTCCAGAATGCAGACGAGATTCTCCACAATGGAACGCTAAAGGTTCAGAAGTTAATGGGAGAGCAAGACCGTCAAACGATGATGCAAGGGCAAGATCAACAAGAGCAGCAACCGCAAATCGATCCGGCTGCTTTGGCCAAGATTGATTCAGAGCGAGCAGTCCGTCAGGCAAAGCTTGAAATGGATATGCAGACTCACCAACAAAAAATGATTATGAGGCAGCAAGAAGCTTCTCAAAAACTAGCATTACGTGACGCAGAGGTTGCAAGCAAAATTCAAACACAAGGTATAAGGGCATGACACAACGACAACTATTTCAACTAAACTCTGATAAGGTATCAAAGCTAGAATCAATCTTAGAGACACCAGTATTAAAAGAAGCAATTGCTATCGTAAGGCAGGAATGCTCTCCTAAAGCCCCTACTGACATTGATGCAGCAAAGACAATTGGGGCTGAAGATTTCCTAAATAAGCTTGTTCTTCTTACTAAAGTTAATCAAAAGAAATTGAATGATTTGGACAAAGAGTATATAGTCCAAGCTCGCAGAAAACTTTTGTCCACCGGATTATATACGGAGGATGAAATATTGGAGGCAGAACGCCTATCAATGGAAACAAACAATCAACCGGAGTAATATTATGATGAAAGAAAAAGAAATGTCAGCTAAACCAATGGCAACAAAAACAACGTCAACCATGGGTAAAAAAACGAGCGTTACAACCAAGAGTAAATCTTGGGGCGACCGTCATCGCGCAGGTATCAAAAAATAAAACATATGTCCGAACAAGCACAAGAAGCACCAGCAACAACAGATTCAGCGATCTCCAATCTTAGGAGTGCGCTAACGTCAATTGCAAACAATGACCTCTCAATCCAACCGCCGAAAGAAAGCAAGCCTATTGAGCCTACTCAAGCTGCACCAGCAGCGGAAACAAATCAAGAGCCGCAAGCCCAATCTCAAGGAGGAGGAGAGGAACCTAAAGTTGAAGTTGTTAGTAAAGATGTTCAGTCCGAAGTAGAGCCATCTGACGACAAAGGGAAGATCCGTTGGAAAGAATTGAAGCAAGCCGAGTCTGACCTCAAAAGCGCACAGCGCGAACTCGCTGAACTAAAAGCTAAAGGAGAAGAGTATCAGCAAGCTTCTAAGGAAGTATCTGATCTTAAGGAACAACTTGAGGCTATTCAGCAGGAGCGCGAAGCACTTGATGGAGAGCTTTATTTGACTCGCGTTCAGTCAACACGGGAGTGGAAGCAGTACATTACTGAGCCACTGAGCCAAATCATCCAAGACGCTGAGTTCTTTTCTAAAAGGAATCAGACTGATACGAATGATTTGATCGATGCACTTCAGGCTGACAGCAATGGAGATCCCGCTAAACTAGAATCTGTAATCGCGGACTGGTCTGAGCGTGATAAGACAAAGGTGTGGGCATTAGCCGATAATCTTTTGCAGATTGAAAAGCGCAAGTCTGAGCTTGAGTCTAACTCTAAAGCTGCATATGACGCATCAATGGAGCGCAATAGTAAAGAACAAGAAGATCAGTACAAGCAATATATCGCTCAACGTGAAACCGCTGTGAGCGAAGTTCTGCCAAAGATCAGCGAGAAAGTATTCAACCTATTGCCGGAAGATAAGCGTCCAGACATTAACAAGCTTCAGCAAGAAGTTATGAATTACGACGAGTGGCCTGAGAACCTAAAGGTTTACGGCATCCTTGGAGCAACCGTTCTTCCAGACTTGGTTGATCAAATCTCTTCATTGCAGAAAGAGTTGAGTGAAGCCAAGGACAACAACGTCAAGCTTCGTGGTGGCGCTCCTGCCGCCGCTGGTGGAAATTCACCAAGAACTCCAGTGGAGACAGCTAAGTCAGTTGACTATACTAAAGTAGATACAGATGACTTTGTTAAGGGCCTTGTAAGCAGGATTTCTGGATAGCGTTGCATTTGTGTGTAGAGTGAATAGGGCGGGATTAAAAACCCCGTCCTTTTTTTTATTGCTTTTATTTGTATTTATTTTAATAAAAACATTATGAAAGAAGAATTAAAAAAATCCCTTAAAGAACTTTATAAAAAGAATCCATTTGCTGAAAAATTATCAGACAAGGACGCATATTATCGCGCCGTAAACAAAGAGGCTTTTGAAGATTACCTAAAAAACAAGGTTGTTAGGGGTAATCCGAAGGGTAGTGAAAAGGGAGCATTTATGCTTGGCGGCAAATTAATGAAAAGGGGAACCCCATTTCCCGCCTTTCAAAAGGGAAAAATTCTTGAGCAATATTTACCAAAATCTGGCGAGGGATATATTTTTGAATCAAAAAGACCAATGGTAGCAAGGGGCGAAATAAACCCAGTTAGGGGTGGAACGCAACTAGGCGGGGGTCACTTTGCACATAGACCATACGACCCATTTACTGGAAGCACGGTTAAAGAATTAAATGCGGCAGAGGTTCGTGCGTTTGAAGGTAAGCCTAATCCAATTATGGGATATAGAGAAGTCGGCAAGGGTTATCCTGTTGTTCAAGCAGCCAAACAATCTCTGGCAAGAACAGCAAGAGGTGTTGCAAAAGGCGTTGGCTCCGCTGCATTGGCTGGAGCCGCATCCGCTGCCGTAGAGCCTATCGCTGAAGCGGCAATGCAAAAATATGAAGAGACAATGGGATATGAAACTCCAGACCCTAAATCTACAGCCGGAAGATTACGCGCATTAACTATAGGGGGTGGGCCGCTTGCTGCTCCGTATGAGGTTGGAAAAGCCGCGACTGAAATTGTTACTGATATTATTCCGTCAGCGGCACAGCTTGCTTATGAGAGATTTATTGAATCTCCAGCAAGAGAGAAAAGAATAAAAGAACGTATGCAGCAAAAAAAATCAGATAAAAAGAAATCTTAATTATTGTTAAAAATAATTCTTGCATACTTAAACAATGTAACGTATTTGTCGAAGTGCAAGTTGTAAGACTTGTTTAAAAATCTTACATGGATCGCTGATTCCTTAACATCAGTAAACAAACCGAGCTTATAAATCCGCAAGGTCTTTGATGTGGCTCGCCAAGGAAAAAAATGAACAGAACTATAGTTGGCAACTTAAACGCTTTTGTAGTTCATAAACGAAATCAAATTTAGAAATATAAATTATGTCACAATATAATCTCGCTGATGTTAACAATCAGCTCCAACAAGAAGCCGGACGTATCGGTGAAATGATCTCCGCTAAACTCATCGCAACTGACCCTTGGAATCGTCTCGTCAAACAAGACACTTTCCCTGCCGGAATGGGCGAATCCATCCAGACCCTCATCCAAGAGCGTACAACCGTTCCTAACGCATCCTCTACTGCGTGGGAAGACGTTGGCACTAACGATGGAACTGGCAACACTTGTAACCCAACTCCACAAGTTGTTGAGTTTGCACGTACCCTTAAGAGCTACAACCTCCAACAGTCGGCCATCCGTTCCCCAGGTTTCTGCGTGAACGATCTTCGTACTGCATGGAAAGCTGAAGAGCAGCTCGCGGGTGAAGTCAAGGTTCTCAAAGAGAACAGCCAATGGTTCTGGAGCAACCGCTATCGTGATGAGTTCTCTCGTCTCGCTGGCAACAAGGTTGTCACTGACGTGAACGACACTTTGGCTATGTCCGCAAGTGGAACTAACGAAGCCTTCCCAGCGGCGGCTCCTGCCTACGCTCTCGACCAAGGTATCCTTGATCAGTTCTATCTCGATCTCTCCCGCGATGCGGCTGAAAGTCATTATGCAATGGTTGACGGTGAGCCACAATACGGCCTCATCTGCTCGCCAGAAACAAGCAACTACCTGAAGAAACAGAATGCCGATATCCGTCAGGATCTCCGCTTCTCCTCACAGGTTGACGAGCTTATCAAGCCATTCGGCGCTGCATTCAGCTACAGCGGATACGTCCACTTGGTTGATCGTCAGGCTCCTCGCTACAACTTCGTTGGTGGTGAGTTTGTCCGTGTGCCATTCTTCACGACTGCCCCAGCAAATGGTTATGGACACAAGGCTGTTGTGAACCCAGCATACCGCTCCGCTTCTTATGAAGTGAGCTTCATCTACAACCCACACGTCTATACTTCACGTGTTGCTCAAGTGATCACAAGCCCAGGTTCCGGCCTGAAGTTTGATCCTGTCAACTATCGTGGTGAGTTCATGTGGATCAACAACAAAGATAACGCTAACAACATCCTTGGTGTTAACGGTTACTTCTACGCTCTGTTCATGCAGGGTTCACAGCCAAAGCGCACTGAGTGGGGTTATGCTATCATGCATCTCCGTTGCTCACCAGCTACGCTGTATCAATCCTGCTCGTAAGAGCTAACGGATCTAGTGTGGGGAGGTTCTAACCCTCTCCACACTAATCTATTTTTGTAATTTAAAGAAAGATCACTATATGGACAGCAATAAAAAAGGCGGTATGGCAGTAATAATTGGTATGGGTGGTAAGGGAATGGAAGGCGGTTATGAGAAGGTTGAATTCATGGCCCCAGAGGGAATGGACGTTTCGGAAATGAAAGAAGGCGACGAGAAAGAAATCCTTGCTATGATTCGCTATGATGGCGAAGGAAAATTTACATTGGTATCTGTTGATGGCTACCCATTGGGTGAGTCAGAAGAAGAGATGCCGGAAGGATATGAAGAGGGCGAAGAGATGGAAGACGAGATGGAGTCTGAAGAGTCATATCCACAAAAACTTAAATCCCGCGCAGGATTGGCATAATCATGGCGCAAGCTCCAGAACACGGAGATTCGGAACACAATCTCTTGCTGAAGATAGCTGAGAATTTTGGCGTTGTTGTTAACAATAACGATTCAAGATTAGTTTTACTTTACAAGATTGCTGAAAAGACATACGAATTAGCTAATCAACCTTAATTGTAATTTAAAATATATGGCTCAACAACCACAACACGGAGACGGAAATTTAAACCTGTTATATAAGATAGCAAGTAACACGTATGATATTTCCCAAAATGGAGGTTCACCAGGCGGTCTTGGCACGATGTCAACGCAAGACGCAGATAATGTAGACATTACTGGTGGAGCTATATCTGGAGTAACAATTAATGCTGAAAGCCTTGAAGTTGGTAATGCTGTAACGGCTGACCTATATGTTGGCCCAGATGGGAATGTTGGAATAGGAACAGAGACAACAACAGAAAAGCTAACCATTGATGGGAACATTGATATATTAAATGGGCAGATTAAAAATCTAGGAGTTCCATTAGACGATACAGACGCAGCTACAAAACTATATGTTGATACAGCAGTTGTTGGTTCCGTTGGGGCAACTGGGCCGTTGCCTTGGAACTTTATTGGCGTTTATGACAATGGCGCTAATTACAATTTAAACGATGCCGTAACTTATGCGGGCGGGTATTACTATAGGACTGGAAATCCGCTTAATCCTGGTTATCCTCCGACTCCTGGCGCAATCAATGCATCGTGGACTCCCGTTGCGGATGGCGGGGCTACAGGGCTTACTGGGGCTACTGGCCCAGCTACTGGCGTTGCTGGTGGTGACTTGTCTGGGAATTATCCAGACCCAACAGTAGTTAAACTTCAAGGAAACGATGTATCAAATGCCGCTCCAGCAAACGGTCAAGTATTGCAGTGGAATGGAACCGCATGGGTTCCTGGCGCTATTCCCTCTGTATCTGGAAGTGGTGTGGTTAAAGTTGTTAATGGAGTATTCCAATCTCCAGCAAGCACAATAGTTAATGCTGATGTTTCATCCAGTGCAGCGATTGTTGTTAGCAAACTTTCTCAAGCAACATCCAAGATTCTTGGCAGGACAACCGCCGGAACTGGCGCAGTTGAGGAACTAAGCGTTGCAGGAAATCTTACTCTTTCAAGCGGAACAATTACTTCAATAGCTACTGACGTTCAAATTTTTACATCATCTGGAACATGGACAAAACCAGTTGGAGCAAAGACAATTAATGTTCAACTTTTCGGAGCTGGTGGTGGTGGTGGTGGTGGTAGAAAAACAAATAACTCGCCAGAAGCAAAACCGGGTGGAGCTGGTGGTGGTGGTGGAGGATATTTAAATATTACAATACCAGAAAGCGCATTGGCATCAACTGAATCTGTTACTATTGGAGCTGGAGGGACTGCTGGAACTGGAGTTACTGCAACAATTGGAAGCGGTGGGGCTGGGGGAACTGGAGGTAACACAGCATTTAATTCTTTAATTTGTGCTGGTGGAAACGGAGGAGGAGGGGGCGGGAGTACAACTGCCGCAAGTGGTGGATTGGGTGTTTTAAACTCAAACTCTGGAGCTGGATCAAGCCTTACAACTAATGGTGGAACTGGAGTTCCTTCATCTTCGTCTTCTGTAACACAATATGGTGGCGCTGGTGGTGGTGCTGGTGGAACAATAAATGTTGTTGGTACTGCATTTGCTGGTGGATCGGGTGGTAGATCAAATGTTCTAAACTTTGCAGGAGGGGCTGGAGGCGCAAACACAGGAGCGGCTGGTGGTGACGGAACATCTAATTCTTCCGCTGCTACAGGTCTTTTTGCAGTTGGCTCTGGTGGTGGTGGTGGCGGTGCAGGAACTGTCGTTTCTGGTGGAGCAGGAGGAGCTGGTGGATTCCCATCAGGCGGCGGCGGTGGTGGCGGCCCAACTGATTCTGGAGCAACATCTGGAGCTGGTGGAGTTGGTGGAAATGGAATTGCAATAATCACAACTTATTTTTAATATGATCAAACGATATGTTATCTTAAACAAAGAGGGTGGATGGTTGGAAAATACTATTCTTTGGGATGGTAATTCATTAACTTGGAATCCTACTCAAGATGTTATTGTTAAATTAGAAAGTGAAGTTAATTTTTCAACACTTCCAATAAATCCAGAAATTTTAAATGACCCAGTCGAAATTTTCGTTGACATTGAAGAGGCTGGACAGTATTAAAGATTTTGCCGCTGAAAGTCTCAGTGGCAATGCAGAGAGAAACCAAAACAAACCAAACAGAATAAAATAATTATGCCTAATAACGACATCAATCGCACACGTTTCAGCAACCGCCATCGTCTTCTGGGTGACCCAGCAGGACAGGGCGCACCGACATCAGCTCTCACAGCAGAGTTGGCACACAACGAAAATGACCAAATCCTCTATATCGGTACTGGCAATGACGGAGCTGGTAATGCTACCGCCATCGTACCTATTGCCGGTGAAGGTCACTTCTCGACCCGTACTTATGCCGAGTCCTTGACTGGCGGAGTTCAATCTTCCCTCGATGCAGAAGTTACTGCACGTCAAACAGCAATCAGCGATCTCACAAACCGTGTTGACGCTATTGTTTCCAATACTGATGCCGCCGCTCTTGATTCCCTCTCGGAAATCGTTGACGCTTTTCAGTCCGCTGATGGCGATCTGAATGGTGCTATCACTGCCCTCGGTACTGCTTCTACTTCTGCCATTGGTGCAGAGCGCACCCGCGCTGAAGCCGCTGAAGGTGAACTCGCTTCGGATATCTCTGCTGAAGAGGCCGCACGTATTGCCACTGACAACATCCTTACTGGCGATGTTAGCACCCTTGTAAGCCGCGCCAACACTAACGACACTCGTAGCACCTCGATTGAGACTGCCGCCGGTATCGTGGAAGGCCGTGTTAGTGAAGCTGAGACAGACATTATCGCAATTGAGAATGCTGCTACTACCTTGACTGGTCGTGTTAGCGATCTCGAAGCTGATCTTGCTAGTGAAGTTAGCCGCGCTGAAGATGCGGAGGAAGCACTTGCGAGCGATCTTGCTGACGAGATCACCCGCGCCCAAGCCGCTGAAGCCGACCTAGCCAGCGACCTCGCTGATGCAGTGTCCTCGCTTGAGTCTGATATCAGCTCCGAGCAATCCCGCGCTGAGTCCGCTGAGTCCGCTCTTGCTGACGACATCGCTAGCGAAACTTCGGCTCGTGAAGCTGCTGTTTCTGCTGAAGTTACAGCACGTCAAGCCGCTATTTCTGCCGAGCAAACAGCTCGCGCTGCTGCCATCTCTGCTGAGACGACTGCTCGTGAGTCCGCTATCTCTGCTGTTAACAGCCGTGTTGACTCGGTTCTTTCAAACATCGACCCAGCCGCCCTTGATTCGTTGACGGAGGTTGTCAATGCCTTTCAGTCGGCTGACGGTTCCCTCACGGACACGATCACAAATCTGACTGCTAGCTCCGCTGCTGCTGTTCTCGCTGAAGAGACACGCGCCCTTGCTGCTGAGTCCGCTCTCCAGACCGCAATCAACAACGAAGTTACTGCTCGCCAAACTGCGATCAGCGACCTCGCCTCTGAGATTGCTAGTGATATTGCAGACGAAGTTTCCGCACGTGAAGCTGCCGTGTCTGCGCTCCAGACTGCGCTTGATAACGAAGTAGACCGCGCTGAAGCAGCGGAAGCCCAATTGGCAAGTGATCTTGCTGATGAGGTCTCTAACCGCACAAGTGACGTTCAAAGCGTTCGTGACGTAACTGACGACCATGAAGGCCGTCTTAGTTCGGCTGAAGGCACGATTGCTGGTCTTGGCACAATGTCAACCCAGAACTCGAACAACGTAAACATCACTGGTGGTTCCATCAGCGGTGTTAGCCTCCAAGCTTCCAGCATGGAGATCAGCGGTGCAGGTTCTACTGCCCTCTTCGTTGGTTCTACCGGAACTGTTGGTATCGGAACTGAGACTCCATCCACTGCGCTCGACGTTGTTGGTTCGGTGACTGTTTCGCAAAACATCGTTGGTTCGGGAACTAGCACCCTCACTGGGTTCATCCTCGGTGGTGGCACGTTCTAATCTGAACTACTAAAAATCAATCCCCCTGTCATTGCATATGCGGTGGCAGGGGGTTATTTTAACAACCTTTTTTAAAAATATATTATGGCACTTACAGACAATCTTCAGGCTTTTTATAAACTCTCCGACCTTTCTGACTCCTCCGGCAACAACCGCACCCTTACCAACAACGGCAATGTCTCTTTTGCTGCTGGTAAGCTTGGCAATGCTGGCGTGTTTGATGGTAGTAATTATTTATCAAGCACCGGAAACGCTGTTTTGGGAACAAGTGATTTTTCAGTATCTGGATGGGTAAACGCTACCAATCTTGATGGCTCTCAAAAAATGTATTATGTTGGAGGATCAAATGGATTTACCATTTCGTTAATGGATGGAATTTTGCATACAGCAAATGCGAATGTTGCTGATTTGCATGATTTCAATTCTTCTGATATTACAAATAACTCTTGGTTCCATATGGTTGTAAAACGTAGCGGTCCTACTTTTACGGCATATGTAAACGGTCAATCCATCGGAACACAAGATTCTGGAGACACCATTGAATTCACTGGAGACTCACAGTTCATCGGAGCTTACATTGACGGCGGATATAATATTGAAGGAAAAATCGACGCAGTTGGCATCTGGAACAGAGCACTCTCTAACGCAGAAGTCGCCGAACTCTACAACAATGGAACCGGATTGGAATTAGAAGTCCAAGCACCAGTCGTTGATTTGGAAGACGGTCTTCAAGCATTCTACAAACTCTCAGATACTTCTGACTCATCTGGAAACAACAGAACACTAACCAATAATGGTAATGTTTCTTTTGCTCCTGGTAAGATTGGAAATGCTGCGGTTTTTGATGGAAGTAATTTCTTGCAATCAAATGTCCAACAACCATCAACAGCCATGACTGTTTCAGTTTGGGCGAAGCTTAACAACACAAACGGGCCAAGATTTTTAATTGACTCAGTGACGGGAAATAATTGGAGTGGAGGCGGATTTGGTATAACTACAGATAACGGTTCCGTAAACTCTTATGTTTTCCATGGAGGCGAAGGCGGAGAAGGGGTTGCGTTATTTACTGGTTCAGTAGATTTAACACTATCTACGGACGTGTGGTATCATATAGTAGGCACACACGACACAAGCACTGGATTGGGTAAATTATACATCAATGGGTCCTTGAACAATTCTGTTCAGCATAACAGAAATGATCCGTTCGGTGGCGATAGAACAAACCCTGTTGCTTTTGGCTCAAACGCTGACGGAACATATGGATTGATAGACGGTCAAATCGACGCAGTTGGAATCTGGAACCGCGCATTGAGTGACGCAGAAGTAGCTGAACTCTATAACGGTGGTGCTGGTTTGGAACTCAATGGTGAACCACAACCAACACTTGTCAAATTGCAAGCTCCTGTTAAGTTCATGGGCAAAGTTAAATTTGGAGTCTAAATAAAATGCCGTCTGTAACAGAAATCCCATCACGAATCCTCCCATTGCAAAGTTTAATCCCTGGTGCTAAACCATCAACAGCTCAGTGGATTGAACGCGAGATAGCGATAAATGTTACAGACGGCAAAATTTTCGTTCGGATAGACGAAGACCCAGTTCTCGTTGCCGAGCGTATGCCGACACCACCAAGCGACCAAGGGACGTTTGTTCTAAAGGTTGTCAATGGTGTTTATACTTGGGTTGAAGAATGAAACGCTTAATCCCAATACTCCTAATTGCTCTTGCTGGATGCACATCAAGTCCTCCAGTAAACCAACCGGAGTTTGTTGGGAAATATAAGAACGCTTGTTTGCCGGAGGCCATTGCCATGACGCAAGCATTAAAGCAAAGCGGTATTCAAGCTAAGGTTCTTATTGTCAACACACCTAAATTCAGTCACGCATTGACGTGTTATCTTTATCCATCTGGAGAGAATAAACTTTGGGTTTGGGACTCATACTGGATGAGCATGAACCTCAGAGCCTTTTGGTTTAGTTCTGATTCTGTCGCAAAAGAATGGTTGAAATGGTGTGCAACTGATACTAAGCTCGTAAGCTCAGAATTTTTAAACAATTAATAATATATGTAATACTATGGATACTAACTCTTTTAACGCAGGAATCACAGGAATCATGGCAACGGCAACATCGGTAGGAATCTCTTTACTTCCTGAGATTGAAGCGTGGCTTAGAGTTGGATCGCTTTGCATTGGTATTATAGTTGGCGTTGCGTCACTAGCGGTTATTTTTAAAAATTGGCACAAGAATAAAAATTGATATTCAATAACGCGTTGATATATTATTTATATGAAATCAATTCTTATTAAAACACTATCACTCTTAACTGGCGCATCTCAGTCTGTATTAGAGTTCATTATTCCTATTCTAAAAGACAGCACTGCTAGCGTCCTTAAACAAATCCTTCCGATTGCTATGGAAGTTGTTTTATCATTACGCGACTCATCTAAGACTGGCCCTCAAAAGCGCAGGGTAGCAGTTGCTGAAATTCAAAAGGTTGCACTTAATGAGGGGATAGAAGCATCGACAAGAGCAATCAACCTTGCTATCGAGCTGGCCCTTTCTCGTATTGAGAAATGAACGAAGAGAAACTATGGTGGAAAAGCCGGACGATTATTGGAATCGTCGTTATGTTGTTGGCTCAATTGCTGAAAAGTCTGAATGTTGACATAGTAAATGAAGAGTTAACGGACATAGTTACTATTTCTATGGAAGCTATCGGCGCAGGACTTGCCATTTACGGGCGCGTAAAGGCTCGTAAAACGCTTCGCAGAACAATCCCTGGTGGTTCATTCAATCCAAACGCTCAAGTGCGTAAAGCGTCTCCTGTGAGGAATAAGATATTCGGTTTGTTTTTGATGATGATCGCTTGCTCGTATGGGCAGATGTATCCATCCAATGTTTGGTATGAGAACCCAATTTGCTTTACTAATCCAACAGATCACCGCCCGTTTGTTGTTAGGTTAATTGATAGCTTGAGGTGCAGCCTTATATTGATTCCGATCAAGGGGGAAATTAGGGGATACGCTGACTTCTAATTATGCCGCAGAGAATCGACATGGCTAAGTTCATATTGAACTCAGAGGCTAGGAGAGACAAGCAAGGTAACCTAAAGGTTTATGATCTTCCCGCTGCTGATGGAGGTGGGTCGTATGAGGTTGCCGGAATCAATGATCGCTACCACCCAGAGGCTGCTAGGAAGCTTAAGAACCTTATCTCTGAGGGTAAGCAATGGGAAGCTGAAGAATACGCTAAGGCTTATTTGATGGACTACACGGACGTTGCTGCTAACTGGACACGTAACCCTGCTGTTGAGGCATTCCTTCGTGACACTGTATTTAATCGTGGAGCTAAGGGTGCGCTGAGAGTCTTGCAGATTGCGCTTGGAGTTGCTGACGATGGCAAGTGGGGGCCGATTACTCAGGCGGCTATGGGTAATGGGACACCAGCAGAGCTATTGGAGAAACTTCGTAAAGCCAGAGAGACATATGAGATCCGTGTTGCCCCTCCGGTGGGAGCTAGGAAACAGTTCTGGACTGGTCTTCAGAACAGGTGGGACAATGCATTAAGGTTCAGTAAGGAGTTTATTGTTTAACAATTATGACAGATAAAAATAACAATCAAGATGGAGACGTTCTCTATTTACAAAAAGAAAACTTAAAGCTAAAAGAGATTATACGGCAGTGCCTAAAGGCTAGGCAGATTGCCCATGTGAAACAAATCATCCGAGAAGCACTTACAAAGGAAATTTAATATGAATAAAGAATCAACTCAAAGACGTGTATTTCTGATCAAGAAAGATAGCAAGCCTAACGTTGTTGAACAGCAGGTTGTACAAGATCAACCTAAGATCGAAGTTGTTGAGGTTAAGAAGCCAGTTGCACAAGTCAAAACACGCTCAAGCTACCTAGATAACCTTTCAAGACTATGAGCTGGAAAGATAGAGCAATGGAGATGATTTATGGCGACTCGTCTCCATCGCTTGACGATGCTCAATATTCTAAAAATGTAAGAAAGCATAGGCGTGATGTTCTTTTATCTGGGTTTGATCCAGAAGGATTTGATTACGACTATCAAAACGCAGAGAAGGCTGGAATAAAACCGGAGCCAATGGGGTATAACAAAGGCCACATGGGATCAGTTGCTCAAGTTACTCCAGAAATATATGACAAGTACAAGAAAGAAGGGCTTCCTAAAGGTGAAGCGTATATGCTTTTAAAGGGAGCGGCGCATCCCACACACCAAATGGCTATGGATGCAGAGGCTGAACGTGGATTTGAAGTTAAGAAGTTTGGCGATAGATACTTTTCTGTGCCTAAAAAGTTACCATATGATGAACGGGTTCCGTTTGAATCGGAAGATAAGTTTTTTAAATCAAGACCAGAGGTTGCTGGAATGGCTGCTGAAGATGACAGAATTGTAATGAATCCATACAGCAAACTTTCCAAGCAAGAGCAAGATGCTGTAAGGAGAAACGAAGCATACAGAATATATATGCGTCAGAATAATATCGCTCCAGATTTTGATATAACTAATGATCAATCAAAGTTCTTTGAGAATACTGAGTATGCCGGAAGTCCAGATAAGATGAGGCAAACAATAGCTGCAAGAATTTTAACTGGAGATAGAAGTGTATCTCCAACAAAACAACAAATCGAATGGGCTAAAGCTCTACAAAAGAAAGCAGGATTTTAATATGAGCGATGCAATTAAATCAGCAATGAAGAGGCTTGGCGTGTCAGGTTTAAACAAACCTAAACGAACGCCTGGAGCGGCAAAGTCCCATGTAGTTCTTGTGAATGATAACGGAAAACCAAGAACGATTAGGTTCGGGCAACAGGGGGTATCTGGATCTCCTAAACGCGAAGGAGAATCTGAGGCAGACCGCAAACGCAGAGCATCATTCAAAGCTCGTCATGCAAAGAATATCGCTAAGGGAAAAACATCTGCTGCGTATTGGGCAAATAAAGTGAAGTGGTAAAGCGAATTACGCAGTCTCATTAAAATTCTTTTTGACTTGTTCACATTTATTGTTAGCATTCTATCAACATGAAGCGAATCTTCATCAAAATTGACGGAGCAAAGTGGAAAGTTCTTTTCAAGAAACCATCTCCCAACGATTACATCGGCATTGAGGAAGACGACATCGGCCTTTGTGTCTCTGAAGAGAAGAAAATATTCGTAACGCCAGATCCAGACCATGTACTCGGAACTTCAATTCACGAAGTTCTTCACGCTGTATTCCCGCAGCTTAATGAGGATGCGATTATCGCCGGAGAAGAGGCACTAATGCAGTTGCTAAATAAATTCCCAAACGAACTTCTATATGAGTCTTAAATACGAACAATATAATTCTTTAGTTAAAACACAGAAGTTTCTACGTGATCTTCTATACACTGACACTCGCCCTAAGAAAGTGTCTGAACTGAAAGCAAGAGCATATAGTTGTCTCCGTCACTTCCCTCATTTAAGGGAAACTGGCGAGCCAATGTTTAGCCGAGATGATTTTCCGTGTCCAATAATTCAACCCATAAACGAACATGACAGCAATAAATAAACAATGGAAGAGGTGGATGGCAGTTAGCTGCTCGCACGGAGATCATATTGACCCAGAGGCCAGGGACGCTGTATTGTCGTTTAAGGAGCGTTTCAAGCCAAATACTACCATCCATCTAGGAGACTTCATTGACGCAGCGGCGGCCCGTTCTGGAGCAATGAATGACCCTAACGCTTCGGACAGGGCGGCATCGGTAGCTGAAGATCTTTCTGCGGGTGTTGATTTTTTGCAGGAGCTTCGGCCAAATCATATCCTATATGGCAACCATGAGGACAGATTGTTCCGCCTGGCTAACTCACCTAACGCTCTGGCTGCTCACGCCGCGACTCTAGTTATTCAGGAGATTGAGAAGACAGCTAGGTCACTCAAGGCTCGGACGTATCCATATGATATGCAAAATCATCCTATAATTGGTGGCACACGCTTTATCCACGGATTCATGTACAACGTGGCTGCCATCAGAGATCATGCGGAGACGTTTGGGACGTGCGTGATGGGGCATATCCACCGCACTGGTATTGAGCAAGCGAGAACGCTTGATGGAGCTACTGGATACTCTATTGGTATGCTTATGAGGTTCGGCGCTGACTATGCCAAGACGAAACGCCAGACGTTGGCTTGGACGCAGGGATTTGGTTACGGATATTACACAGACACACAGATCACAATAAACCTATGCGAAAGAAAACGCTCAAACCCTTGGATGTTGCCGCTATAAGTTCTGCTTGGGAGGAATTATTCACTCAAAACAAGGCTCATACGATTGAGTCACTAAGGAAAGAGGGATGGATTTCTGTCATTGAAATTGCATCTAAAATAAATAAATCACGTTGTGCTACAAAAAATGCAATGGATAAGGCTGGACTTGAACACAAGAATTTTCATGTAACTATTGATGGTTGTGTCAGAAAGACTGGGTTCTTTAAGCTGAAAAATTGAAAGGTGGAGAAGGTTTTATCCCTCTCCACCCCACAATGAACACACAAGCATAGGCCAAAAAGCCCAGCGACAAGAATCTATTTTATTGTTTCCCAATAGTCAATGGGATAATTAATTTCTATTTCTGTTTTTTCGTTGTCGAATCCTTTGACTTTTTCTTGCTCGACTTGGAGCTTGATTGTCCACGGGTTGTCTTCAGGTAGGAGTCCAGCGTGTCGCAGGCCATCGAGTAGATTCTTTGTTGAAGCTGCGGCGTTGTCTGGATCAAGACACCGGACTCGGAACAGAGTGAAGCGGACTTCAATGCGCCCAACAGCGCGTCCCAGGCTATGTTCTTTTCCTTGTATTGGACTGCCCAGTGTTGTCGCATGGTCTTGTTCAACGATGGTGTTCTGTATAGGACTGTTAGTTTTAGTTGCATTGGCTTGGATGAATGATTTAGATGCGTTAGGAAATGCTAGTAGTAGTTCTTTCTGAGTCATAGTATGTATCCATTTTCCTTGGCCCAAGCTGGATTGTTGTGAATTTCAGTATGACAAAATCTACAGGTCGACAGGAATGTATCTTTGTTGCACAGGTTCTTACCTCGCTTCGCCATGTGGTGAATATCACTAGCATCAAGACCGCAGATCTCGCAATATGGATTCCTTGCAAAGTGTTCCTTCCTTGCCTGCGAGTATTGCTTTAGTTCCTTAGAATGCCTTTCAGATACCTTATTCATTGGTTTCTTCGATGTTAGTCTACTTCTTCTTTTTAACAGGCTCATAATATGACTCCATACTTTTCAGCACTTCGAGGCATTCGCTATTCTCGATTGGCGATTGAACGCATTTCGGAAACTCTTTACCTCTCATGTGCATATCTCCTAACTTGTTTAGTTTAAACGGAGAGACGAATACTTTCATCTCCCCATTCTCAAGACCAATGAACGGAATTAGATCCATTCCATTAGTCTAGTTGCGATAGTATTCTTGTTAACCATTCTTCTTTGTTTTGTTTTTTAGGTTTGCTCTTGACCTTTGACTTACGGACTCGTTTGTTTCTGTAGATGTCAGGTATTGCGCTATGATCCGCAAGTATCTCGTGTGTAATTGTCTTATGTTTCTTGGGACAATACCTTATCCTGCGGACAAAGCAAACGCCAAAATTTGTTTCCAGCGTCCTAGTATCTTTGACATCTGTATCCTTACCACACTTATGACATTTCATTTGATCCAAAAAATAATGCCTGCTCCAGCTTTTCTATACGATCTGCATCTTCCTTTGCGTTCTTCCGTAGAGACTTAATCACTCCAACAAGTTCATCACGCTCTGATTCAATCCGCTGGTTTGCTCGCATCAGATCGTTAGCGTTTTGATGTATCGTTGCTCCGGCTACCAATCGTTGCTGGACTATAGCTCGCAGCTCATTGCGCTCACGCTCCAGCTCGCGGGTGTGTTGCAGCATTACCTCAAGGTAAACTGGGTTGTTTGGGTTTTCGGCCAATAGGGAATTGTAAAGCCCGTCTGTGTCTGGCGTGTCACTCACTTTGTATCCCCCTTAATTCTTTCAAGTTCGGCTCGTAGTGACTGAACCTCTGCTCGCAGTGAGTCAATCTCACACTGAGCCAGTAGACTGTAGTTTACTTCTAACGTGTCATCATCACGCTTGAGGTGGCGGATTGATATATCTCCCACATATTCCGGTATGTCTTCCATGTTAGTCTTTCTTCAAGAGTTCCTCTACGATTTGTTCAGCTACATCATGCAGCGATGGGTATGCGAGCATATTGAATGACTTCCCATGCTTGGCGATGAATGTCTCCCAGTCCTCCCGCTCTGACTTGGTGAGCTTTGTTTTTGTTGGTCTTGCCTCTCCAGCCTTACGGATGATGTCCATTATGCTGTCAGCCTTGTTGTGCATGGCAGCTTGGATTTCAGCTTTGTTAGGATGTACGCAGACTCGAATGCTGGTGCAGCCTGGTGATACCTTAACGAGCCAGTAGCCTTCTTCAAGACCATAGTATGCGTTAGGGTCGTTGACTGGGATATATCGCTTCCCTTGTTTGCGGTAGAGTATATCTGACTCTGCTTGTGCTATGCGTGTTTGTGCGTTCATGCAAAAAATATCTTGCACTAAATCTAGTGGTGTGTCAATATCTGATTCCCATGAAACACACATTCATCTACCTTGGCCGTGAGGTCAAGATCTCAGGCAACGATGTCTCCATCTACAATCAAGATGGAAGCATTGATAAACTCACACTGAAACCATTGCAGGATTACGATAGTGCTGAAGACTTCGTGAAGAATTACATCACCCTGTCTATTGTTAAACAATAAACCAGAAAAACACTAATGTGGATACTACCATCACAACTCTTGAAATGTGCGCCGGATATGGAGGCATTGGACTTGGACTCAAAAACATCTTTGGCGAGCGATTGCGAACCATTGCATATTGTGAGCTTGAGGGGTTCGCTCAAGCCAATCTCATCAGTAAGATGGAAAAAGGACTCTTGGATGCAGCACCTATATGGAGCGATCTTAAAACCTTCCCATACAAATCGTTTCACGGACTGGTGGACATCCTCATTGCGGGATACCCATGTCAGCCATTTAGCGCAGCAGGAAAAAGAGCAGGTAAAGAAGACCCAAGACATCTTTGGCCTTGGATCGCAGACGGAATTCGACTTCTTCAACCAAAAATGTGCTTCTTCGAGAATGTCGAAGGACACATCAGCCTTGGACTCCGAGAAGTCATTGGAGAGCTGGAATCAATCGGTTACAAAGCGGCGTGGGGAATATTTAGCGCGGCTGAAGTCGGCGCACCGCATCAGCGCAAGAGGGTCTTCATCCTGGCCTACGATAAGAGCCAGCGAATACAAGGACACTGGGCCGATTGGCTCCAAGAGCCACGACCACATGCTGGGCAAGGGCTACCTCTGCGCGGTGGTGACGCAGGATGCGGCGAATTGGCCGACGCCTTGTGCAATGGAGGCAGAGAAGGCGGGCCTA